TTTCTATGGTTGGATAATTATGTCTTTGACTTACGCATCATACGTCCAACAAATTGCGACGATGGCCGTAGTACCGGTCACGGACACCAATTTTACCATTATAATTCCATCCATGATTGATTACGCCGAGTTGCGGATGCAACGCGATTTGGACTTTTTGTCTACGCAAATTAGCACAACGGCTTATACTTTCACTGGCGGCAGCAATACGCTCACAATTCCGACATCTCAATTTATTGTTCCGCAAACATTTGAAGTCATTGATAATTCTGGAAATTCCACACCCTTACTGCCAGTAGGTAAAGAGTTTATTCAAAACGTCTATGGATCTGGCTCAACGCAAGGTTTGCCACAATATTTTGCCGGCTACGGCGGCGATACCAATACAACAGGCAATACATCGCAAAATCTTATTGTTGGTCCTACACCAAACAACAGTTACGCGGTCAGGTTGACGGGTACGGTACGCTCGGCACCATTGTCGGCTACCAACACAACAACCTTTATATCTACCTATTTGCCTGATTTATTTATCATGGCATCCATGATTTATATTTCAGCTTTTCAACGCAACTTTGGCCGACTTAACGACGATCCGTCGATGGCGCAAACGTATGAGTCTCAATACCAAACTCTTAAAACAAGTGCGCTTGTGGAGGAAAACAGAAAGAAATTTGAAGCTGCTGCTTGGACGTCTTATTCGCCGGCACCCGTCGCATCGCCAACGAGGTAACCCATGCCTCATGCAACCATTAAACTATCGCCAGGCGTTGAGACAAACAACACTCCGGTTCTTAACCAAGCAGCTTATTCAACATCGCAACTCATCCGGTTTTTGCCGGAGCGTATGGGATTGGGTTTGGCGCAAAAACTAGGCGGATGGGTAAACTATTTTGGATCTGCTTTATCTTCTAAAATTCGCGCTTTAAAAGGTTGGTCTGATTTAAATGCCATCAATCATTTGGGAATTGGCGCAGAATCATCGCTCAATGTTTTAACAAGTAATACGTTAATTGATGTTACTCCGCGCACGATTGTAACCAATACATCGCCGGTTTTCGCTACTACTTCGGGTTCAAATGTTGTTTCTGTTACAGATTCAAACACAACAGCTTTATCAACTTTCGACTACGTTGATTTTGTTACACCTGTTGCTGTAGGTGGTTTGGTTCTTACTGGTCCCTATCAATTACAATCTTATACATCAACCACATACACCATTTATGCGTCATCTCTTGCCACTTCTACGGCCAATACGTCTACCAATACAACGGCAGGTTCCTTTGTTGTTGGCGATACCTATCAAATTGTCACGGTTGGAACAACCGATTATACGTTAATTGGTGCGGCTTCCAATACAGTTGGCGTTATATTTAATGCTACGGGTGTAGGATCTGGAACGGGTACGGCCAAACTTGTAGGCGTTTACTCATTCCAAACAACCAATAATTCGTCAATTGTAACGTGTTATTTTGATAATCACGGCTATACCGCTGGATCGCAATTTTATATTGGCGTTTCAACAACGGTTGGTGGCATTAATTTATTTGGTTTGTACACGATTTTAACCGTTCCTACAGCTAATTCATTTACGTTTGCCGCACAAACCTTGGCAACGTCTTCTGCCGGTCCAACGGCAATTAACAGCGGCAACGTAAATTCGGTTTATTATATTGGCGTTGGTCCACAACCTTTGCCAACCGGATTTGGTGTTGGCGGTTTTGGTGTTGGCGGATTTGGTGTTGGTCAGGGCAATTCATTGCCAGGCACCGCCATTACGGCAACAGATTGGACGCTTGATAATTTCGGTTCTTATTTAGTGGCTTGCCCTGCCGGCGGTCCAATTTATTACTACGATCCAAACGGCCAATTAAAAAATGCTCAACTTGTTGGCCCAACATCTCCTCTGGTCAATAGCGGTATTTTTGTCGCCATGCCTGAACGACAAATTATTGCTTATGGATCTTCATTTAATCTCCAAGCCGATCCTTTGCTTGTTCGGTGGTGCGATGTTGGCGATTTTACAACGTGGAACGCAACAGTCACCAATCAGGCCGGCTCGTATCGCATCCCTACGGGATCTAAAATTGTCGCCGGTATTCAAGGTCCGCAACAAGGTCTTTTATGGACCGATCTTGATCTGTGGGCGATGCAGTATGTCGGTTTTCCATTGGTTTACGGGTTTAACAAAATTGCCTCTAATTGTGGCGCTGTTTCTCGGCATTGCGTTGGCCAATTAAATGGCGTCATTTATTGGATGAGCCAAAAGCAATTTTTTATGTCCACCGGTTCGGGATCTCAACCTATTCCTTGCCCGATCTGGGACGTTATATTTCAAAACATCAACACGTCTTATTTGTATAAAGTATGCTGCGGCGTAAACAGCCAATTCAATGAAGTGACATGGTATTACCCCTCGGCGTCGTCAACTGAAAACGATAGCTACGTCAAGTATAACTACGTCCTTGGCCAATGGGATTATGGAACTCTTGGCCGTACTGCTTGGATCGATCAATCTGTTTTAGGATCGCCTATTGGGGCCGGTTCTGACAACTGGCTTTACCAGCATGAGGTTGGCAACGATGCCGTTTACAACGGCCAAACAACCGGTATGCAATCGTCATTTTCAACCGGTTATTTTCAATTGAACGAGGCGGATAATCTGGTTTTTGTCGATCAAATTTGGCCCGATATGCACTGGGGGACGTATAGCGGAAATACCAATGCCACGGTCTACTTGACCATCAACTATACAAATTACGCCACGGATACCGCCACCTCGCCGGCAACAAGTTATTATTCTGGGTCTCCGTCTAACCAAGTCAGTTCGGTTACTTTCCCCATGACCCAATCAACGGAATATATTTCGTGCCGTATTCGTGCTCGTTTCATGTCTTTTTCTTTATCATCCAATGATACCAATACGTTTTGGCGTCTCGGTGGTGTTAAGTACAGATTTCAACCTGATGGGCGGTTCTGATGGCCAGTTTAGACGATATTCTCACTACTCAAAAAAACGGCGTACAGGCCATCAATGCCTATGTTTCGTTGTTGTCTAATCACGACGGATCTTACTCCACCAAAGAAATATCGGCCAGTAAAGTAATAAAATCATCTTCCGGCTGGTTGGCGACGGTAAGCGTAATTGTGGCGGGTTCTACGCAAGGTTATTTGTACGATACCAACAGCACATCAACGACATCGGGAAACCGCATTTATGCAGTACCTAACACTTTGGGTATATATCAAATTCAAATTCCGTTTGCGACTGGATTGGTATTTGTGCCTGGGACAAGTTCTATTATTTCGGTGGGGTATTCGTGATGCCATTAACGCCAGGTAAATCCCAAAAAACAATCAGTCACAACATCTCCGAGATGGTTCATGCCGGCCATCCGCACGATCAGGCTGTTGCCGCGGCGTTAGAAACAGCACGACAGACAAAAGCGTTTGGCGGTCCTATGCCACCTTCTTCTGTTGCATTTGGCGGTCCTATGCCGCGCTTTTTAAGCAAACCGGTTAAAACGCCAAAAATTCCTAAATTGTTTAGTGGTCCAATTCATTCGCCTGTAGCCGGTCGCACCGATCATTTACCTATGCACGTTCATTCGGGATCTTACGTTATTCCGGCCGACATTATCTCTGCAATGGGTGAAGGCAATACAATGGCCGGATTTAAAGCGGCACGGCGTATTTTTAGCGGCACTCCTTATGGCCAAAGCGGCTCTGCCTATGGCGCCACATCCGCACCTTACGGCATGAATTTATCAGGCAAAGCACATGGTGGCGAGGTAAGGGCTGTGCCAATTGTGGCCGCTGGCGGAGAGTATGTTATTCACCCTAGAGATGTGATAAGGATAGGAAATGGCGATCTTGATAGAGGTCACCGTGAGTTGGATAAGTTTGTAAAAAAAATGCGTCGCAAAACAATCAAGACGTTACAAAAATTGCCTGGTCCAAAAAAGGATTAACCATGAGTTCCGATTTAAAGGTTCGTGTCGCTGTGCCGGATGACGTCCATGAAGTCATGGATCTTGCTATGTCGGCTTGTGATGAAAACGGATTTGTTAATCCAAACCCACAAAAATTGTTGGCGGAAATCTGGCCGGCGCTTCATCAAGACCGC